TACGCTTTCATACGCTATTTCATACGGGGTCAAAAAAGGTGTATGAAACGTATGATTTACAACTATAGTAAATCATACGTTTTAAAATGACGCGACAATTGTAATTAATAGGAGTTAGGTGTATGAACAGAGCATCGTTTGGTTCGCTTATGAAAGGCGGTATAACCAAGAATAAAAAAAAGGAGATTAAAATGAAAAAAGGTGGAAAGAAAAAAGGCGGAAAAAAGAAAGGGTACTGAAATGAGTAAAGATGTAAAAGTATTCGTCAAAGGCATTTCTATGTCTGGAAAGGTAAAGGATGACGATAACAGATCTACTCCAGAAGATAAAACAAAATCTGGAGAAGGAGAGGCTAGAGATAGCTGAAAAAATGGTTCTGGGTCGGGAAGCCGATTTTGGATCATACCAAAAAGACGTTGGGATTGCGGAAGGTTTACTTAGGTCTTCTGACTTGATCGACGAAACATTAAAAAACTTTAACAGAGAGGATGAATAGACATGTCTCATCAACATGCAGTCTGGAAAGACGAAGAAAGTGAAGAAAGTGTAACTCAGGCCGAATTGCCAAAGCCACTTAATTGGAAAGTTCTAGTTCAACCAAATCAGGTGAACATGAAAACAAAGGGCGGATTATTCCTAGCCCCTATCTCAAAAGACAATGAAGAATATCTGACAGCCCACGGCAGAATTGTAGCTGTAGGTGATTTAGCATACCGAGATCGTGACACGGGAGAGGCTTGGAAGACGTTAAGTCCACAAGTCAATGATCGTGTGACATATGGAAAATATGCAGGTCAGAAAATTGTAGTCAATGGAGTTAAGTTACTTTTGTTGAATGACGATGAATTAACATCGATCGTTCCCGAAGGTGCTAAAATTTCCGCATATCTAGCGTAAAACTTGGAGGACGCAACCATGAGTAATGAAGCAGACGGAGTGATCGAAGAGATCAATGAAGAAATAAAAAAAGCACAGGCAGAACCTGAAGACTTTCAAATAGAAATCACCGACGACCCTCAAGAGGAAGTCGATGATATTGTCGAAGAAGAAAGTAAAAGGGATGACCCTGAATATGGAGAGAAAGTTCAAAAGCGCATACAGAAGTTAGTCGCGCAACGCAGAGAGGCAGAAGTTCAGTCAAGGCAGATCCAAGAGCAGAACGCGCAACTTGCCGCCCGACTTGAACGACTTGAGAAAGGATCTCAGCAAAGTTCTGAGAATGCCTTTAACCAGAGATACGCACAGACTAAGGAAGCTCTAAAGAAAGCTATCGAGGAGGGAGACACTGACGCTCAGTTAGATTTCTCAGAGCAAATAGCTGACTACCGTGCGGCAATGCGTGTATCTGAAATGCAGAGAAACCAGAGGATACAACAGGAAACTGCATCCCCGACTGTCGGTCGAGCGCAACAGGCGGCTCAAAACCCAGCACCTCAGAAGGCAATGCAGTGGTGGGAGAGAAATAACTGGTTTAACGGTCAGGGATATGAGCGAGAAACTGCGGCCGCAAGGGCGATTGATGTCCAATTAGACATTGAAGGATTTGATAAAGATTCAGATGATTATTACGATCAGTTAAATAATCGTTTACATAATGTATTTCCTGAGTTAGTTTCAGGATCAAGTCCAAGTAAGACGAAGAGAACAAAAAGTAGATCACCAGTCGCGCCCTCTACAGGCGGTTCTCCAAACTACAAGGGCAACAGGGTTCGCTTAACTAAGCAACAACTCAGTGCGGCTAGAGAAGTTGGAATAACAACTGAGGATGGTTTAAAACGCTACGCCTCGGAAATTAGAAAACTTGAAAGGAGCTAAATTATGACTGAAGCAAGAAATGTTCGCGCAAGTGAGACCCGTGATTCTGTTAGGTCGGAGCAATCTCGCCCCGATGCAACATGGTCACCACCAGCATTGTTGGATGCACCAAAGGCTCGCCCTGGTTACGTTCAACGATGGATAACCACCTCGATTCAGGGGAAAGAAACACCAGACAACGTGTATAAAAGAATGCGCGAAGGATGGACACCACGCCCCGCAGATACCGTAAAAGATGATTCACTCTTTCCGACTATCAACCATGGACAATGGGCAGGATCAATTGGAGTTGAAGGCATGTTGCTATGTGAAATGCCTATCGAGAAAAAGGAAGCCCAAAGGGCTTACTATGAAGGTAGGAATGCAGAGCAAAATGAATCAGTTGTAGGAGAGCTTGATGCGTTAGGCAGGAACAATGGACAACCAATCTTTCAAGAAAGGAAGTCCTCTTCGAGCCGTGGCAGACCTTCGTCTGCTATGGATGATTAAAATTAAACTCTAAAGGAGAGAAAATATGGCTAATGCAGATGCCGCATTTGGGTTTGTCCCAACTCGCCACATGAGCGGTAACGCACCAAGGACTAACAAGTATACTTGTGCAAGTGAATTAGCGGAGAACATCTTTAAAGGTGACCTCTGTATAATTATTGCTACAGGGCTTATTACTCCACATACAGCAACCGAGGTTAATAACATCGGTGTGTTTGATGGGTGTAGTTATACAGCAAGTGATGGCTCATACGTTTACAGTGAATACTGGCCAACAGGCACAAGTGCCACAGATATAATTCTTTATATCTATGATGACCCGTACACTGTATTCAAAATTCAATCAGCAGGAACTACTGCACAAACCAATATCGGAAATTGTGCCGATGTTGTCGCAGGAGCAGGTTCGACCACTACAGGTCAATCTGGGTTTGAAATTAGTGGAACTATGGCCGCAGGTACAGCTACCTGTAAGATCATGGCTCTTTTTGATGCACCAGAAAATACTTTTGGTGCGAATGCCGTCATGGAAGTGCTAATAAACGAGCATATCTTAAAAGATGGCGCAGGCATATAGAAAGGGTATAGAAAATGGCTATGAATAGAGCAAGTTTTGCTAAAATGCTTGAACCAGGACTCAATACCCTCTTCGGGCTTGAGTACGATAGTTATCCTCCAGAATGGACGGATGTATTTTCCAGTAACACTTCTAATAAGGCGTTTGAAGAAGACGTTCTCTTACAAGGTTTTGGAAATGCGCCTACCAAAAATGAGGGTAGTTCAATATCATACGATGACGCTGGACAACAATGGACAGCTCGCTATCAACATGAAACAATTGCTTTGGCTTTCGCTATTACGGAAGAAGCTGAAGAAGACGGCCAGTATGGCTCACTTGCTTCACGTTACACTAAGGCACTAGCCCGTTCTATGGCTTCCACTAAGGAGCTAAAAGCGGCTAACGTCCTTAACTTTTCACAAACGGCAGGATACACAGGCGGTGACGGGATTGTACTTTTAAGTGCATCACACCCATCTCGCGCTGGTACTCAGTCTAATGTGTTAGGTACAGCGGCTGATTTGTCTGAAACATCACTTGAGTCAATTCTTATCAATATTGCTGATATGAAAGATGATCGTGGGCTTAGAATTGCGGCACAAGGTAAGACGTTGGTAATTCCAACTGCTTATACTTTCGTTGCGGATCGTATCCTACAATCCAATCTTCAAAACGACACAGCAAACAACGCTATTAACGCGATGAAAAACAACGGGTACTTACCTGGTGGTTCACACGTTATGCGTCGATTGACAGACTCTGATGGATGGTTTGTGACAACTGATGTCCCAGATGGACTGAAGATGTTCCAAAGATCGCCTATGAAAAAAGGTATGGAAGGTGACTTCGAAACTGGAAATGTTCGTTATAAAGTTCGCGAGAGATATTCTTTCGGTTGGACTGACTGGCGCGGTGTTTTTGGTTCTCAAGGAGCGTAATATAATAATTTGAAGGAGGGTTCGCCCTCCTTCATACCTTAACAATCACATGATGTGATTGACATTTGCCAAGATAAGGAGATTTACATGGCTAATACAACATTTAATGGAACAGTGCGTTCCACTTCTGGTTTCTCTGATATCACTAAAGATTCAGTCGGAAACGTAACAACTAATTCAACATATTCTGAAAACGCCTCTGTCGGTGGAACTCTTGCAGTGACTGGCAATACCACTCTAACAGGAACTTTGACAGCTAAAGCAAATGTCGTCACTATTACAACTGCAACATACGCAGTGACAGCGGCACAGTCTGGCACTACTTTTATCTTTTCAAGGGCGGCAGGAATTGTAGTTACTCTTCCTGAGTTAACAGCGGCCGCTAGTGGTGAGCAGTATAGCTTTATTGTCGGCACAACATTCACAGGTGCAGGACAGATTAATACAGGTGCTACAGCCGACTTGTATTCTGGTTTTGCTATAATGTCTGACCCAGCAACCGCTGGTGATACCAACACTTTCATACCAGATCAAAGTAACGATGACACTATTGATTTGGGAGCAATAGAGCAAGGTTGGCTCTCTGGTGGTCTGATAACATTAACTGCTCAGTCAGCTACTCGTTGGCACTGCGCGGCATATTTACTTGGTGACGCTACATTAGCCACACCTTTTGAGTAATATTAATTAGGTAGGGGGAGACCCCTACCGCTTTTATAAAGGAGTAAGTAATGGCTGATATTACAACTGTAACAAAAATTAGTGAAAGTACCAGAGAAGTTACTTTTGCTTTTCAATATCAATATGTTGATGGTGGTAATGAAAGTGCTGTCTCTAAAATAGATGTCTCTGCTTTAGATGCTAGTGCTAATGGCGATGCGTGTACGGGCCTTCGTGTTTTAGAATGTTGGTGGGTTATAAACGCTATGACTGTTGAGGTTTTAGCTGACGCAGATACAGATATTATAGTTCTTCACCTTGACGAAGGTCAAAGTGGTTACCAAGATTTTACTATCTTCGGAGGTCTTCCAAGTAGTAGCACTTACGGAACTAATGGAACGGGCGATATTAAATTCACAACAACTGGTGCAGGCGCGGCAGGCGATGCGTATCAGATTGTTATTAGGGCATCTAAAGATTATTAATGGCAACTTCAGATTCAAAAACATATAGACCCGATGTTGAGGAAATTATAGCTGAGGCTTACGAGCGTTGCGGTATAGATCCTCAAACTAGAACTGGTGATCAGGCTTCTTCCGCAAGGAGGAGCTTGAACTTGTTATTTTCTGAATGGTCTAATCGTGGTATAAATTATTGGACAGTCACAAATACAACTTTAACTTTGGTTAAAGACCAGACCACGCCATATACTTTACCAGTTGGAACGGTAGACCTTATTGATGTTGTTGTCAGGGATAGTTCAGGTACTGACACGGCAGATCAATCTATCAATAGAATATCAATTTCAGATTATAATCAGCTTCCCAATAAGACAAGTTCTGGCAAGCCAAGTCAGTACATGATAAACAAGCAATACACTCCTCAGATTTACATTTGGCAAATACCTGACGTTACAACATACAGTTTAAGTTACTGGGCAGTAAACCAATTGGAAGATATAACAGCGTCAAATCAAGACGCTGATATTCCATATCGTTGGTCGGATTGCATATGTGCAGGATTAGCCAGTAAGTTAGCTTTAAAATATGCACCTGATAAATTCCAACTTCTTGAAGGTGTTTATCAAAAATCATTTGACCTAGCTGAATCAGCGGATAATGATGGTGTTAGTTTAAGAATTTACCCTACAGGATTGAATTTTGGATAATGGCAAGATACGCATCAGGTAAAAAATCAAATGCGATGAGCGACATAAGTGGCTTTAAGGTTAAGTATAGAAACCTTAAAACTACTTGGGATAACTTGCGCGTTGAGCCTGAAGAGTTTGACCCTAAACAACCACAGTTAACACCTGTAAAAAATGTAATAGACGCTACAGCGTTATTTAAACCTCGCCCAGATAACGATCCTGATAATGTGACTTTCTTTGTTGGGTATACTCAGGACTGGACAATTGACCCAAGGTTACTTCCTGGCATTGGGATGAATGGTCGAGGGGCTGTTGGCAATGGTGTAAATGCAGAAATTAATACTTTAACAATTAGTGTTAATCCTACTGGTGTTGCTGGCACAGGTGCAATTGGCACTTACAATAACGAACTAACGCTTACTGAGACAGGTGTCGCTGGTACAGGTGCGATAGGCACAGTTACATTAGTTGGCTCAATTACTGAGACAGGTGTAGCAGGCACAGGTGCAATAGGAGGCTTCGGTGAAACAGACGGAGCTAACATGCAATTGTCTATAACTGAATCTGGCGTAGCAGGTACAGGAGCAATAGGAACAGAGGCAGTTAACATACAAGGTTGGGGCAACTCAACATGGGGTGAAGGAACATGGGGTGATTAGATGAATTACGCGACTTTAGTCTCAAATATAGAAAATTTTACAGAGGATAATTCTTCTGAGTTAACAGCCTCTATAGATCAAATTATTAGCCAATCTGAAGAAATGATCTTCCAAAGATTGCCAAACTTGCCATGTTTCAGGTTTACATCCTCAGCGGCAAATCTTGTCGTAGGAACTTCTCAATATACTATTGCAAGTGCAAGAATGATTAGGAATTTATTTATTACATCTAGCGATGTTGTTAGCTTTCTAGATCACAGGATAGATTCCTACCTAAGAGATTATTGGCCGAACTCGACAACTCAAGGAACGCCAATAATGTACAGTACGAGTTCAGCAGGTACATCAGGAACTGTTATAACTCTTGCTCCAACGCCTGATGCAATTCTTGCTTACAGTGCTGAGTATGTTGCTCCAGCGGCAGGCTTAACATCTAGCAACACGACAACGTGGTTAGGTGATCATGCAGAGAACCTTTTATTGGCGGCTTGCCTTTATGAAACTTCTGCTTTCCTAAAAGACGCAAATACGTTAACCTTATACAAACAACAATTTGATGAATCAGTTCAGTTATTCCAGCAAGAGATGCTAAGAGATTACGCGGCTGAATACAACGGAGGAATATAATGGCTATAGCTCAAGCAATGTGTACAAGTTTCAAAGCTGAAATTTTAGATGAACAGCACGACCTTGTCGCGGATACAATAAAAATCGCTCTCTACACTAGTTCCGCTAGTTTAGGGGCAGGTACAACAGCTTACTCAACAACAAATGAAATAACTGGATCTGGTTATACGGCTGGCGGTGTTGCATTAAGCTCTAAAACAGTCGACACAAGTGGCACTACAGCTTACTTTGACTCGGCTGATCCGAGTTGGACTTCCGCAACATTCACAGCCAATGGTGCATTGATCTACAATGACACAAACAGCGATAAGGCGATTGCCGTATTAGCTTTCGGTGGTGATTTCACTGTCGCAGGCGGTACATTTCAAATTGTTTTCCCAGCGGCAGGGGCAAACGCAATAGTAAGGATCGATTAATATGGCGAGTACCTATGTAAATAACCTCAGACTTAACGAAATGGCTACTGGCGATGCGTCTGGGTCATGGGGTACAAACACAAACACAAACTTAGAAATAATTGGTCAGGCAACTGCTTGGGGAACTAGGGCAATTGCAAATGCTTCTACTGACAACATCACAATTGCCGATGGCGCGTTGGACGCGGATAGGTGTCTTGGGTTAAAACTCACAGGTGGCGGTCAGGCTTGCACGGTCACTCTTCTGCCTAACACAAGTTCAAAAACTTGGATTATGTATAATACAACATCAGCGGCTTTAACTTTCACATGTGGCAGTGGGGCAAATGTTATTATTCCAGCAGGGCAGACTAAAGTTATTGCGACTGATGGTCTAGGTTCGGGTGGTGTGGTTCACGATTTACTTACCGCAGTTAACTTAGCTGGAACTACAGTGGTTGATGATCTGACGGTTAGTGATGATTTAACTGTCACAGGTGAAATTGCCGCAGACGTAACCTTTGCAGATGGCGCAGATATAATCACTGCTTCAGCAGGTACATCCAACTTCAGAGCAGGTGTCAACGCAGGTAACTCAATAGAATCTGGCGGTAACTTTAATGTTGTTGTAGGCGATGAAAGTGGTACGGCTATTACTACGGGTGATAATAATGTAGGTCTGGGTTATGCATCCTTGGCCGCAACCACAACTGGAACTGGCAACACGGGAATAGGTTTTTCCGCATTAGATGCCAACACAACGGCAAATGATAACACTGGAGTGGGTGCTAATAGTTTAGGCGTAAACACAACGGGAACAAGAAACACTTCTGTAGGGTCAGATTCATTAGATGCTAATACAGAAGGAAATGATAATACGTCAGTTGGTAAGGGTGCTTTAGGAGCTAATACTACAGGTTCTGATAACGTAGCAGTTGGTAAAGGAGCCTTAGATGCCAACACTACAGCTGGTTCTAACACAGCAGTAGGTCAAGATTCTTTAACCGCTAACACTACAGGTGCTACCAACACAGCCGTGGGTAGGAGAGCCTTAGAAGATAATACTACAGCAAGCGCAAATACTGCTATGGGTTATGGGGCAGCTAGAAACACTACAACTGGCGCAAGCAACACAGCCCTTGGTTACTTGGCTATGGATGTAAATACAACAGGTGATAATAATACTGCCGTAGGTTCATTTGCTTTAGACGCAAATACTACAGCGGCTAACAACACAGCAGTAGGTTATGCCTCTTTAGGAGCTAACACTACAGGTGCTGGAAATGTTGCTTTTGGTGCAGATGCACTTTCTACTAATGTAGCAGGGAGTAATTCTACTGCTATTGGTAGAGACGCTTTAAAAACACAAAACCCTGATAGTGCTACGGATACTGACAACACAGCAGTAGGTTATAGAGCAGGTCTATTAGTCACAACAGGTGTAAAAAACACTCTCATTGGTAGTCTAGCAGGTGATGCTATTACTACAGGTGCTAGTAACGTTGCGGTTGGTTATCTGTCTTTAAGCGATAACACTACAGGAAGTGATAATACTGCTGTTGGTGAGTTAGCACTAACAAACAATACAACTGCGATTAGAAACACAGCTTTGGGTAGTAGTGCTTTATTCACAAATACGACTGGTGCAGATAATACAGCAATTGGTACAGGTTCTTTGTATGCTAATACAACTGCTTCATTTAATACAGGAGTTGGTCAAAACTCATTAGAAAATAACACCACAGGCGCAAGCAACACAGCAGTAGGTAGGGATTCTTTAAAAGCTAACACCACCGGTGCAGATAACACAGCAGTCGGTAAAGGTGCAATGCTGGCCGCTACTACTTCTCCTAGTAATACAGTTATTGGGCATACTTCGGGTGCTAATATTACTACGGGTACTGGCGAGAATGTAATGGTAGGTAACCGTGCAGGTTTTGGAGTGACCACAGGCGCACAGAACATTATTATAGGCGATAATGCGTGTGCTAATGGGACGATGACAGGTGGTCAAAATGTTTTTATTGGTGACAACGCTGGGATGTCTAACACTACAGGGGCTACTAACACAGCAGTAGGTTCTATTTCCCTAGACGCTAACACTACAGGTACTTATGGTGTAGCAATTGGTCATAGTGCTTTAGGTTCAAACACTACGGCTGATGGAAATACAGCAGTAGGTTATAATTCTTTTGGAGCTAACACTACAGGGACTTCTAATGTAGGTCTTGGTATGAGTGCTGGGTCTGCTAATACTACAGGTATACAAAATGTGGCAGTAGGTCAAGGTTCTTTAGCTGCTAATACTACCGCAGCAAATAATACTGCGATTGGGCGTGAAGCATTAAACGATAACACCACAGGTGCAGGTAACACGGCAGTTGGTCGGGGAGCTTTAGCTGCTAACACCACAGCAGCAAATAACACAGCAGTTGGTCTTAGTGCTTTGGTTGCTAACACTACAGGTGCTGATAACGTAGCCGTTGGTAAAGATGCTTTAACAGGTAACACTACAGCAGCTAACAACGTAGCAGTTGGTAAACACGCTATGGGTGTTAACACCTCAGGTACATTAAATGTTGCCGTGGGTAATTATGCCTTAGACGCTAACACAACAGCCAATAACAACACGGCTATTGGTTATGCTTCTTTAGGTGACAACACAACAGGTGCTGCCAACACAACCGTTGGGTTTGCATCTTTAGATGGGAACACCACAGGTAGTTTTAATACTTCTCTGGGAACATCAAGTTTAGGAGGAAATACCACAGCATCTAACAACACTGCCGTTGGATATAACTCTTTAATAACTAACACCACAGGCACACGGAATACAGCAGTGGGTTCTTTAGCACTAGACGCAAATACATCCGCTAACGATAATACAGCAGTAGGTAAAAGTTCATTAGGTGCTAACACTACAGGTGCTAACAATACAGCAGTTGGAGAAAGTGCTTTAACAACAAACACCACAGGCGCATTTAACACAGCCTTTGGTAAAGGGGCAGGTAATGCGATTACGACAGGCGGGAGTAATGTCTGCATTGGGGGAGACTCAGGTCTTGCCACAAACCTCACCACAGGCACAGGTAACACCTTAATTGGGCAATACAGCCACCCCAGTGCCGCAGATGCCAATTACGCAAATGGTATGGGTTACGATATCAATGCTGAAGGTGGATACACCACTGTAGGAAAGGCGGCAGATGACATCAGAGCCGCACACGGTACAGCAACATGGGCCGCAGTATCTGACCAACGCTACAAGAAAGACATTGTAGACTCTACAGCAGGTCTTAGCTTCATCAATGCTCTACAGCCTCGTACCTTTAAGTACAAAACCCTTGGGGAACTACCTGAAACCTTTAGAGCCTATAGGGCTGACTCAACAGATGTCTACAAAAACTCAAACACTAACCACGGTTTTATAGCGCAAGAAGTTAAGACAGCTATTGATGCTGACAGTGGCATTAAAGATGGCTTTAAACTTTGGAACGATAGAGAAGATGGCTCTCAGGAAGTAGCAGAGGCCGCACTAATACCTGTGTTAGTAAAAGCACTACAAGAACTATCAGCAAAGAACGATGCTTTAGAAGCACGTCTAACAACCTTAGAAGGATAAACTAAAATGACAGACAGAACAGACGCAGAACTACTACAAGACTTCACAGCAATGGGTCACTCCATAGCACTCATTACAGATGTAATAGCTGGAAACGCTATGGCTGACGATATAGCCGCAGATAGACAAGGCTGTGTAGACAGAAATGTTGAGCATCTTGTGCTAATGAAAGCTAAATCAGACTGGGGTAGTGAGTCAATGACAGCTACTACTAATGCTATCAG